GAGCGATTACAAAATTTATCTATAAAGAGAGAAAAAGATAAAGATGCCAACTACTGATTTAATATCACCATTTGTAGTAAGTTGTGCTGGTGGGTTGACATTGAACAAAGATGTGTTCTCAATGCAACCTGGTGAAGCACTTATCTTACAAAACTTTGAGCCTGATATTAAAGGTGGTTATAGACGTGTTAGTGGAACAGCATTATATAATAGTACAATTGTACCACAAGGATCTAGCACTACAAGTCTAGTAGTAGATTGCTCAATAATATTTAATGGACAAGTAATTGTAGCTAGAGGTGGAGATATACATAGAGGTACAACTAGTGGTAGTTTTACAACTTTAACAACTGGATTAGGTACAGCTACTAGAGCATACGACTTTGAAAAATTTAATTTTGATGGCACAGATAAATTAATTATTGCAACAGGACATTCACCTGCACAAATAATTAATTCTAGTTTTGCAGTAGACGTAGTTAATGCAACAGGTGGTGGTACAGCCCCAAGTAATCCCAAGTTTGTAAAAGCATTTCAAAACCATATGTTCTATGCTGGTGCAACTAATTCACAAGAAGTTATATTTAGTGTACCATTTGCAGAGGATAATTTTACATCAGGTAGTGGTGCAGGATCATTTAAAGTTGACTCTGCTGTTGTTGGTATGAAAGTATTTAGGAATGAACTAATTATATTTTGCCAAGATAGAATTTATAAATTAACAGGAACATCATCAAGTAATTTTGCAGTGCAAGAAGTTACTAGAAATATTGGATGCAGAGATGGTGGTAGTATTCAAGAGATTGGTGGTGATGTTATATTTTTAGCACCAGATGGTTTAAGAACTATTGCTGGTACAGCTAGAATTGGTGACGTTGAACTTGGATCTATATCTAGACAGATACAATCTAGAATTGATGACATAACATTAGATAGAATAACTTCTTTAGTTATTAGAGATAAATCACAATACAGATTATTTTATCCAGTAAATGCTACAGGTCAACTATCATCTAAAGGAATTATAGGTGTATTAAAAAATAATCCAAATACAGGATCTATTGGATTTGAATATGCAGATATGGTTGGTGTTAAACCAGCTTGCACTGATTCAGATTTTATTAGTAATGTTGAAACACAAGTATTTGGTGGTTATGACGGATTCATCTATAAAATGGAAACAGGAAATACTTTTGCTACAGGTGCAACTACATCTACTATTCAAGCAGTATATAGATCACCTGATATGGTAATGGGAGATCCAGGTGTTAGAAAATATATGCAGAGAGTTAATTTAAACTATGAAGGTGAAGGTACATCTATTGATGCAAACTTAGCTCTTAGGTATAACTATGATGACCAGAACAGTCCACAACCAGCAAAGATAGCCCTACCAACAGTAGGTGGTGCTGGACAATATGGTGCTGCAGTTTATGGTAGTTCATTGTATGATGCATCAGGTGTTCCATTAGTAAGACAAACAGTAGAAGGTTCAGGATTTGCAGTAGCATTACAGATAGATGATCAAAATAGTGCAGACGCATTTTCAGTTAAAGGATTTCAATTAGAATTTACCCCAGGAGGAAGAAGATAATGGCAGGCTATTCAGCACGACAGTCAAGTTTCACTACAGGTGATACTATACTTGCAGCTCATTCCAATGATGAGTTTAACCAAGTATTGGCTGCATTTCATGCAACAACAGGACACTCACATGATGGAACAGCAGGTGAGGGTGGCCCTATTAGTACACTTAGAGATGCAGACTCATTAAATAAAATACTTGTAGATACAAGTAATAATCATTTAGAATTTTATGTAGAAGTATCTTCAGCTGCTGTACAGCAGTTAAGAATACAAGATGGTGCTATTGTACCTATTACAGATAATGATATAGACTTAGGAACTTCCTCTCTTGAGTTTAAAGATTTATATGTAGATGGTACAGCTAATGTTGATGCTATTAATTTAGATGGTACACTTATTACATCAACTGCAGCAGAACTTAATATACTTGATGGTGTAACTTCTACGGCATCAGAATTAAATTTATTAGATGGTATTACAGCAGGAACTGTATCTGCTTCATTAGCAGTTATTGTAGATTCTAATAAAGATATAGCAGGATTTAGAAATATAAGTAACACAGGTACCATAACTACTAATGGTACTATTGAAATAGATGTAGCATCAGGTGATCCTACAATTATTTTAGATACACAAGGTGCAGATAAATTTCATTTTGCAGTAGATGATTCAGATTCAGATAATCTAGTAATTAAATCTGGAGGAACTGTTGGATCTGGTAGTGGATTAAAATTAGATAGTTCAGGTAATTTAACCGTAGATGGAGATCTTACAGTATCTGGTGATGATATTACTATGGGTACAAATACATCTGGTAATTTATTAATTGCAGATGGTACAAACTTTAATTCAGTGGCAGTAGGTTCATTATCAGAAATATCTACAGTTGCTAATGATGATGTATTCTTAGCAGTAGATACTTCAGGCGGTGGCCTTAAAAAAATTGCTAGATCAGCTGTTGTAGCAGGATTAGCTACATCAGGTGCAATATCAAATGTAGTAGAAGATACTACACCACAATTAGGTGGTGATTTAGATATGAATGGTCAAGATATTGTTACTACATCAAATGCAGATATTGAATTAGCACCAAATGGAACTGGGCATGTAACTATTAGAGGTAATACTAATCAAGGTACTCTTCAACTTAATTGTGAAAATAATTCTCATGGCCAACAAATAGTAGCTGCACCACACTCAGAAAGTGCTAGTAATGTTTTAACTCTTCCTAGCACTGGTGGAAATGCTAGATTAGTATCAACATCTTCAACTGCTACATTAACTAACAAAACTTTAACTACACCAGTTATTACAGAAATAGATTCAGGATCTACAATTACACTTGATGCAACTACAGATATTGTATTAGATGCAGGTGGAGCAGATGTTATACTTAAAGATGATGGAACAACTTTTGGTAGTTTAACAAATTCTAGTGGAGAACTTGTAATTAAATCAGGATCTACACCTACAACTGCTATGACATTTAGTGGTGCTAATGTAACTTTTGCAGGTACAGTAACTATTGGATCTGCTGGTATATCAGAAGCAGAATTAGAAATACTAGATGGTGCTACAGTTACTACAGCTGAATTAAATATTTTAGACGGAGTAACATCCACGGCTGCTGAAATAAATATCATAGATGGAGATACATCGGCAACTTCTACTACTTTAGTAGATGCAGATAGACTAGTAGCAAATGATGCTGGTACTATGAAACAAGTAGCATTAACAGACGTTAAAACATATTTAACTAGTGCTGGGTTTATAACAGATGACCCTACAGCTTTAGCAATTGCACTTGGCTAAAAAATAGTCATTGACTTTTTAGCATGCAATGATATAATATAATAATAAATAGGAGAAAATAAATGGCAAATACTTTTAAGGTAGTAACATTTGCAGCAGAACCTGCTTCGGCAGGTACACCCTACAAAATGTATACTTGTGCAGGAAGTACAACTACGGTTGTTCTTGGACTAATCCTTACTAATATCCATAGTTCTGCAGTAA